CCAAAGATCATTAAGACGATCAGTACCCATGCGTTCCGCACGGTCAACATAATCTTCGTATTTAGCGTCATAGCCTACATAAGCATTAAAGTCATCATCTGGATAGAATTGATCATTCAGATATTCAACTTGAGCAGCTAAATTATCACCATCGTAAGTGATAACATGTAGTATACTAGTATCGCCAACAAAGTCTTTTAAGTGACCGGCAAACCAATTAGATCCATCATCAGCTAATACAGGAGCATCAAGATTATTGCTCCAATCGTAATCAATCCACCACTTTCCGGTATTATTAATCATCTTGCCAGGCTGGTATTTCTTACCTTTATAGGCATAGCTACCGCCAGCCTTCCAAGCCTTACCAGACTTTTTCGATTTACCGTCACCCTCAAGCTCAATCGGTTTAGAATTCTCAGGAGAGAACTTATAACCTGAACACTCAAGGATTTCGGCGAGTTTTGCATTAGCTTTAGCCTTTTCAGACTTAGACTTAAAGAGACGTGAAGGACGAACATAACCCGTGGCTACTGACTTAACAGCATCCTCCATAGTCATATGCTTGTCTACACGCAGTCCAGCAATCTTCACCGGCTTATGCTTATCATAAACTGCTTCATTAATCTTGTAATCCTCAGCTAAGAGGAATTTTACTCGGACGGCAAAACGATACAACCAAGTTAACACTTTAACTACCTGCACACCAAAAACAAAACGTTTAAGTTTGCCTTCAGACTCAGGAGCCAAAAAGTGAGAAGTGGTGAAGGTCCTAGCCACAGTAGTAACGATATTATCGTGATCCCTTTGAGTATCACTGAATATATATAATAAACAATCACGTCTATTACGGAAAACGAGGCCATCTTCCAAAACCAATATTTTAGGATCAGGTATCATAAAACAGAAGAGATGGAACAAACAGCCAAAGATTAACCAAATATACTCACTATTATGCTCAAACATATCAGCGATGAAGTTGATAAAACCCTCATTCGAAAGGTTATACTTCCACTTACGAAGGGAAGCCATACCATCAAAATCTTGATTGGGTTTTTCGTCTTCTTTCTTAACCGAAACACTTAACTCTGCAAC